GCGTTGAGCAGTGCGGCAGCGAAGCCTCGGGCGTCCTTCGCGGTAATCGCCAGCGTCACGCCGGGGCCGTCTGCACCTGCCGTGCGGAGACCGACGCGGCCAGACGCGAGGCCGACGACTTGCGCCTGCTCGGACGGCGTAACCGCGCACCGCACGTCGTATAGCGGGCCTGCGGGCATACCGGACTCGTACGGCTCGTCGTCGTCGGCCTCCAGCTCGAAGCCTGCGGCGGCGTACTCCATAAGGAAGGCCGCCACGGCGAGCACTTCGGCCGTGCCACTCGGTGCCAGGCTGCGCACGAACTCAGCGCCGAAGGCCAGCGCTTCGCGGGCGGTGAACTCCTCCAGCACTGGGCCGTCAGCCTCGGGTGTTGTGTCTTCCACGGTCAGTACCTCTCGGACTCGGGGCGGATACGCACGACGTTGCTTACCTGCGGGATAAGCACGAGCGGGCCGCAGGCCCTTAGCTCTAGCTCGCGGTCTCGGTTAACGCGGGCGTCCACGTAGAACGACGGGCCGAGCTTGAATCGCACGCGGGCGTCGGCACCGAGCCCTACCGGGATGTCGGCCCACGGGTGCAGTACGGCGCTAGAGCCGTCCGGGTCGGTCGCGTAGCGGGCCTCGTCGGCGCGCTGCTCGGCGTCGTCACGCTCGCGGCGCAACTTGGCGAGCAGGTCTTGCGCCCAGCGGGGCAGCTTGTCTTCGCGCGGATCGAAGCTCACTCGTCCCCCTCGCAATCGCCGCAGTCGCAGCACTCGTAACCGTCGCGGTAACAGGTGCAGTGCTCGCACTCCTCGCTCACCACATGCCGCCCGACAGGAAGTGCACCGAGAGCCACGCCATGAAGGCGAGCAGCAGGAAGCGGCGAAAGCGCGTCCACGCGGTAACGGGCCGGGTCATGTCGCCGCGCTCAGTGCCGAACCATGCCCAGACGTGCTCGGAGAGCGTGTCGCCGTTCTTCGAGTTGAAAAGGGCGACGCCTTCGACGACTGCGAAGTAGGCGCCCCAGATAAGCCATAGGACCGTGTAAACGCTCATTAGTGCCTCTCATAACGACGCGAGCCCCTCGGCCTGGAGGTACCGAAGGGCTCGCGTAAGCGGGTGTGACTAGTAATGGGCCAGCACGGGGCGCGGTGTACGCCTAAGCGAGCACGCGGCGTGTGATCGTCTGCGTGGTACGCCAGCCCGTCGGGGTAGTCCGTTCAATCTTCGCCACGATCCGGGGCAGCTCGGGCTCGTTCGCGTCAAGGTGGGCCATTGCCTTCGGGTAGCTTGCGAACGCGGCGGCCTCGTCAGCGAACGGGCCGAACGTAACCGACTGCTTCGCCCACGACTGGCGCTCGTAGTCGTACGCCTCCCACTCGGCGCGGATGTACCAAATTGGGTCGGTCATTAGTTCTCCTCGGGGTCGTACGCGGCAAGCGCGAGGCGCAGCTCGGTAACGTCGGCGGCGGTAAGCCAGACTTCGACCTCGGTGCCGTCGTTAACGAACACGCGCACGACGGTCTCTTTGCCGTCTAGGTGCGACGGCGGGTAGAGCGTGAGTGTGATGCCGTCAGAGTCGGTGATAGTCGTAATCGGTGCGGGCATGTCTTGCCTCTCTACGAAGGGCACGGGGCCGCCCTGCGGCCTTTGCGGCGGCACAGAGCGACCCCGGAAGCGGGCGGCGGGTGGGCTAGTTGGCGCAGAGTGGGCAGTCACACGGGTAGCGCGCGGGCGTGGACTCGTGCTCGTCGACGGGCTCGGGCTCTAGGTGGTCCACGGCGTGCACCGAGTACGGGTAGGTGTCGGCGTCGGCGACGCGCCTAACGCGGGCGACCGGGAAGCCTGCGGAGCTAGTGCCGAGGCTCACGACGCGCACGAGGTCGCCGCGCACGAGCGAGGCGAGGTACGGGTAGTTCTCGGTGACGGCGTAGACCTTGCCGACCTCGGGCAGCGCGGGCTCTACGGGCTCGGGCTCGGGGCGGGTGACCTCGTAGCCGAAGTGGGCGGCGAGGCGCAGCGTCAGGTCTAGGGCGTCGGCCTCGGTGATGTAGCCGTCGCCCGACACGAAGCCCTGCGTCTGGCACGACACGTAAAGGCCCTTGCCGCCAAGGCCGGGGGCGATGACGACCTCGTAAGCGAGCGATAACGACTCGCGCGTGATCTCGGTCGGGTATATAGCGGGAAGCATGTGCCCCTCCAGGGCTAGGCGGTTGGTTGCCTATGGAATGGGCCAGTAGGGGGCGAGGTGTTCAGTCGTCGTCGAGATTTATTACGTGCCACTCGAACGCGGGCGACATCACGCGGGCGTAAATCTCGGGGTCGCGCTCGGCGATCCAGTCGAGCACGTGCCGGGCACCCTTAGACGTGTTGCACTGCTCGCACGCGGGCACGAGGTTGCACGCGTGGTCGGGGCCGCCGTGCTTGCTCGGCCACACGTGGTCGACGTGCTCGAAGGGGGCGGCGCAGTGCACGCACTGCCAGATATCGCGGTCTTCCCATGAAGGCAAAGCGCGGCGCAGTAGCCGGGCTTTGCCGCAGGCACGGCATACCGCCCGGAGCCCGCTCGCCTGGGTAGCGTCGGCACTAAACGCGGCGAACGGCAGCGAAAAGCGGCAGCGGCGGCAGCGTTGCAAGCCGTCGGGGCGGTGCTCGGCTCGCCATGCCTCGACCTGGTCGCGCGTGCGAGCGGCGTTGCGGCGCATGCGGTCGCGATCGGCTGCACGCTTGGCCTCGCGGACGGCTGGGTCCTTGCAGCGCTCGCGCTCGGCGGCGTTTAGGACCTTGCGGACGGTCGGGTCCTTGCAGCGCTCGCGCTTGGCGGCGTTCTTGGCGTTGCGATACGTCGCGTCGGCCTGGCGGGTGGCCTGGCGGGCGCGCTTGCACGATCGGCAAATCGTGGTGTACCCGTCGGGCCTGCAAGCGTCGCGCACCATCTCCGCGAGCCGAGCCTCGCCGCACGAGCGGCACTCGCACCCAGGCCGGACGCGCCATCGTGGCTCTAGGTCGGTAGAGGTCATGCCGTAGGAATGGGCCAGCGGGGGCGGCGGTGTACGGCCAGTTGCCGGGCCGGTGGGCGGGTCAGTGCAGAAAAGACGAAAAAAACTGCACTTCTGCTTCCTTGTCTAAGAGAAGAAGAAGAACTCTCCTAAGCAAGTAATACAGAAGTGCAGTTTTTTAGCGGTTTTCTGCACTAGCCCAGGTCAGCAGGGGCTAGCCCCCGCGTCACTCGGCGTCGGGGTCGGTGTCTTGCTGCCAGTGAATGTCGAGCCGGGCAGGGTCGAAGCCACGCGGGCCACGCTTGCCGGGCTTAAGGACCAGTGCGAGGGTTGCCTCGGCGAGCAGTGCGCGTCGGCCGTCGGTGTCGCGGCCTTCCCACTCGTCGAGCATCGTGCGGCCGGTCGGACGCATCTCCACCTGCACGCCTTGTGGCTCGGCTGCGAGTGCGTCGCGGTCGGCCTGTAGCTGCGTGAGGCGCGCGAACGCCTCGGCGGTTGCCTTCGTGCCCAGCTCGGTCAAGGTTGCGGCAATGGCGTCATCTAGCGTCGCCAGGGCTTCGCCTCCGGTGACGATGGCGACTCGCTCGAATACCGGCATGTGCGCGGCACCCTTGAGAAACTCGCCGGTCACGTACGCCTCGATAGGAAGCGCCGAGACGACCACGGGTTGTTTGCAGTTGCCCCCGTCTGCGTTGCGCTGGCAACGGTAGGCGATCTCGCCGTTAGTCCTGTGTGCGACCTGTAGCACGCCGTGGCAGGCGAAACACTCCAGGAGGCGGGACAGTAGGCGCGTCGGCTTGCGGCCGGGCTTCTTGCGGCCGTCGGGTTGCGGGTTGAGCAGTGCGCGCAGGGCGGTAACCGTGGGCATGTCGAGCACGGCCGGGAATGGGGTTAGGGCGTGCCCGCTCTCGTCGCGGATTACCTTGCCGTCCAGCGTCACGCGGCCGAGGATGTGATCTCCGGTTATCGCTTGGCGCAGGGTCACGCGCGACCACTCCGGGGCGCGTCGTGGCGGCGGGCCTTGCCTGTTTAAACGGCGTACGACGCTCGTAAGGTTCTCGCCTGCGAGTAGGTCGTTAGCGGCCTGGCGTAGGGCGTCGGCCTCGTGCGGCTCGATAGCGAGGGTTTTGCCGGGGCCGTCCGGGGTAGGGGCGACGCGGTATCCGTACGGTGCCGGGCCTCCGGGCCAGCGGCCAGCCTTGCGAAGGCGGGCGTATTTAGCGATGGCGCGCTCTTTGATTCGCTCGCGCTCGTAACGGGCGCTCTCCGCACCGATTAGGAACATCATGCGGAAGGCGACGCCGTTAGCGGAGTCGAGCCCCTTTGTGTCCATGAGCCGGACGGGCTTACGGATCACCTTGCCGGTCTCGGGGTGCTTGCCTTCCATTACGTCGAGCAGTAGCGCGGCGACGTTGAGGCCCTCGCGCGTCATCCTATCGACGTGATGCGCTACCAATATGTCGGCGCGGCCGTTGCGGGCGTCGTCGAGCCAGCCAACAAACTGCGGCCGGTCGCGGATCGCGCCCGACAATCCGTCGTCGATGTGCTCGGCGACGATCTCGAAGCCCTCGCGCTCACACAGTGCGCGTAGGTCGGTTCTCATGCCCTCTAGCGACGTATTCTCGTCGTTAGCGGCCTTGCTGAGCCTCACGTAGAGCGATGCTCGCAACGTGCCTCCTAGTCCGTTTTGACATGTGCGTTTGCGAGCATAGCCGAGCCCGCAGTCATGCGTCTAGCCGCACGTCATAACAAGGCACAGACCAGCACAAACGCAAAAGCCCCGCGCCGGAATGTCCGGGCGGGGCTTCGTGCGGGGGCTGGCGGGCTAGGCCGCCTCGGCAAGCTCGGCCACGATCGCGGCCTTAGTCGGGCGCGAGTAGAAGCCGAACGCCTCGTCTTTGTCGGAGCGCTTCACGGTCGCCGTGAAGGTCACGCGCGAGCCCTTCTCGACACCGAGGCCGAGAAGGTCGCTCGGCATGGAGCCGTAGACGCGCGCCCCTTCGCCGTCAAGCTCCACGGTCAGCTTGTAGACGTACCGCTCGGTGTACGAGAAGCGGTCTAGCTCCTCCTTGACGCTAACCACGGTGCCGGACAGCACGCGGCGGCCTTCGGCGAGCGCCTTACGCGACGCGGCGTGCTCGGCGTCCTTCGCGATGATGCGCTCAACGGCGGCCGTCTGCGCCTCGGTGAACTCCTTGCCGTTGCCCAGCGCCGCGAAAAGCGAGCGGGCGAACTCGGAACGCTGCCAGTTGGCGTCGACCCACGCGAGCACGCCGGGGTGAGCGGCGGCGTAAGCGGCGCGCTTCGCCTCGCGGGCGGGGGCCTCGGCAGCGAAGGCGGCGGCCTTGGCGAGGCGCTCGGCGTCGGCCTTGGCGTGCTTGCGAGCCGTCGCGCGGGCCGAAGAAACGAGCACCGTACGCGAGCCCGAGCCCCCGCAGTCGAAGCAGTACGGGCGGCCTAGGGCGTCCTTCCAGTAGGTGCGCCCGCCGTAGAGGCCGGTGCCCCCGCAGCCGATGCAGTCGAGCGAGACGCGCTCGGAGCCCTTGCGGCCGGGGAACGGGTCTACGTAGATGTCGGCGGCGGTCGGGGTGGCGGTGGCGGTGGCGTTTGTCATGTACTTAGCTTAGCTGCGTAAGACGACTTACGCAACGTTTAAACGCAGAAAAGCCCGCCCCAATTTCGGGACGGGCCTTCGTGCGCGGGCTTAGTCCTGGTCGCCGTAGAGAGCGTCGGCCCACTCCCACGGGTCCATGCCGTCAATGGTCCAGCCGTCGCCGTCCTGGACGATGTCGGCCGGGTCGATGGCGGACACGCCGAGAAGGTCGTAGCGGTCGTTGAGCGCGCTAGCGAGGCGGCGTGCGGTGATCTCTTGCACCGGGCCTTCGGGCGTAAGCGCGGCGTATGCAAACTGCGTCTCGGTCATTGCGGGGGCTCCTTCGGGTGTGGGTTGAGTCTAAGCGGCGGTCAGGGTGGCGAGCATCTCTGCGGCGTGCCGGTCGACGGCGTCCCACGCGCGGCGGGCCTGCTCGTTGCGGGCGGCGTCGATCAGGGTGCGCAGCGTGGGCGAGGTAGGCACTACGGCCTCGGCCTTGACGATGCGGTCAAGCAGCGCGAGCAGCGAGCGCAAGCCGTCGTCGGTGAGCGTGACGACGTGCGCGGGGGTAAAGCGTTCGGGGTCAAGGCGGAAGGCCATTAGGGGACTCCTCAGATAGGAAGCCCGCCCCGTTTCCGGGGCGGGCTGCGTGTGGGTTCTTACGCTGCGCAGCGCGGGCAGTAGCGCTCGCCCACGTGAGCAATAAGTGCGCCGAGAAGGTCGCCGCCGTGGTTGGCGGTCATGGCGTCGAGCACGGCGGCGTAGTCGGCGTTGTCGGCTTCGATGGCGGCGCGGGCGGCGGCGTCACGGGCGGCGGCGGTGGCGGTGGCGGTGGTGTTTGTCATGTACTTAGCTTAGCTACGTAAGACGCCTTACGCAAGTGTTTAAACACAGAAAAGCCCGCCCAGTTTCGGGCGGGCCTTTCCGGGCGGTGCTTAGGCGGCGTCAGAGACGGTCGCCAGTGCGTCGCGCACCTCGACACGCGGGATGTTCAGAGCGGCGGCACCCTGCGCAATCGTCAGGTCGGGGTTTTCGTCCTTGAGGTTCAAGAACAGTTGCCGGGTTTCGCTCATGTTCCGCTTGCGGTCGGCCTCGGGGGCGGTCGCCTCCAGTGCAGACCGGAGCGTCCAGCGCTTAATACCGAGCTTGTCGGCGGCTTGCTCCTGCGTGATGCTCGGGTCAGCTTTTACGAGCGCCTCGTAGAGGCGGCGGGTTTCGGCGGCCGGGCGGGGTGCAGTCGACGTAATGGCGGGCTCGGCGGCCGAGGCGGGAGCGCTGGCGTTGCTCGGGGCGGCCGACGCCATGCGGTCGTGAAGCTCCGCCACGCGGGCGGGCGGCGTGATGTCGACCGGGCGGGCGGGCATGGGCGGCGTGTAGGCGTACGGGTCGGCCGGGGGCGTGTACGGGGCGGGCACCGTGGCGGGGGCGTCCTCTTCGGTCATCGTTAGGCGGCGCTTGCCGGTGACGAGCAGGGCGGCAGTTGCGCCGAGCATGAGACCGTCAATGCCAATAGGGCCGATCACGTGCACGATGGCGTCTTCGCCGTAGTACGCGAGCAGTCCCGAGGCGTGGTTGTAGCTCACGATCGCGGTAACGGCCGCGACTGGCAGCGTGGCGACGAAGCGAAGCACGCCCATCCAGAAGCCCTTAGGCCAGGCAACGCGGGACATGACCTCTACGGCCAGGAACAGGAACACGGGCCAGAGCACCGACGAGATCACCTTGCCCGCCATCGGTTGCCAGTCGGCAAGCGCGCCGGTCGGCGGGATGTACGAGTGTGCGATGTTCGCGGCGATAGACGCGGCACCCGCCACTACCAGAGTGGCGTACGCCCAGCCTCGGCCCGCTGTAGCGGCCTTGTAGGCGGTTAGCTTGCTCATTGTGTCTCCTTACTAGGGTCTGCTGGTTTAGGCGCTCTCCGTGGCGCTGGGCGCTGCGTATGGCTTCGTACGCAACGCGCCCAGCGTGCCGGATCACGCGACGTTCATAACCTCTTTGTTGCACGGGCAGATCGGGGCTCCGTGAGCCTCCAAGTGCACGCGCGACGTGCGCGCGATGTAACCGCAGTCGGGGCACTCGCACTTCACCATGCGGGTTGTCTGCTTCTTCGGGCCGTCCGCACCGTTGCCCGCCGAGATTTGGCCGTGCGGGTACGCGCCGAGAAGTGCGGCCATGTCGGCGAGCTTCGCGGTCATCTCGTCGCCCGCCTGCGTGGCAGTCAGCTTGCCCTCTAGACCGAGGCGGCGGGCCATCTTGGCGAAGTCGCCCTTGTGTCCGCTCTGGCAGTCGTCGACCGCGTGCACCAGCTCGTGCGCGAGGGTTTCGAGCACCTGCTTGTGGTTCATGAGCACGGGCGAGATGAAGACCTGCGCCACCTTGTCGGCCGTCGCCAGCGTCGGCCAGCACTGCCCGATCGTCTTGTTTTTGCGGCCACTGCCACCAGGCCAGCCGACCGAGACGCGCACGGCCGGGATCGTGCGGCCAATCTCGGCGAACATCGGGCGGAACTGCTCGACGGCGGCTACGAGCCACTCCTCGCGGGTCGCGTACGGCTCGGGGGCTTCGGTGTACTGCGGCCGGGCGGCGTCAATGGCAATCGCCTCGGCGTGGTCGCCCTCCACGGTGCGGCCATCCACGAGCCACTGGCCGGTCTGCTTCGCCTCTGCGAGGAGGATCTGCTCGCACGGTGGGCAGTCGTAGAGCATTCCGGGCTCGTGCGGGTAGTCAACGTGGGCGGCGGTGTCGTAGTTCGGCATTTGCGTGCCTCCTCGGGCGGGGTGTTCGGGGGTGTTTAAACAATCTAGCACCGTAAGAAGTCGTACGCAACTGCACACGAAAAAAGCCCCGCCAACAGGGACGGGGCTTTGATCGGGCCGAGGTTACGGGCGCTTAATCGGCATGATCGCCGTGTGCAGAACGCCGGTCGGGGTCGGGCACGCCGACGGGAACAGATTGCAACGGTTGATCGGCATGATCGCCGTGTGCAGGGGCGACGGGCGGTACAGCGTGCGAGTCGGGCTGCTCGGCGCAGCGTTCGCGGCGGCCGAGAGACCGACGACGGAAACTGCGACCGTGGCGACTGCGACGAAACTAGCGGCGGCAAGTGCTACGTGACTCTTCACTGCGTGTGGCTCCTTACGGTTGGTTGCGTAAAACGTAGCACGCGCGGCACACAGACGGCGCGTAGTTGTCTGATAGGCGACGGGCGGCGTTACGCCAGTGCGCCGACTAGAGCAGTCGCAAGCGCGGGCCGTAGACGGCGCGACCAGGCGGTAGACAGCCCGCCGACGGACATGCCGAGCGACCGGGCGACCTCGGCCTGCGGCCGGTCTTTCATGTAGTGCTCGGTCACGTAGGCGCGCTCCCAGGACTGGAGCCCTTCGAGCACTGCGGCCACGGCCTCGCGTAGGTCGATCTCGGCGGCGTGGTCGGCCACTTCGTCGCCCTCGTCGGCCGGGTCTAGCGACTCCGTGTTGGCGGCCGTTAGGGGCTCTTTGCGACCCTGCGTGCTCGGCTCACCAGTGAAGCGGCGGCCTCGGGTCACGTCGAGCACTGCGCGGCGGGCCACGACGGTTAGCAGCCCGTCAAGCGGGCGCGGGTCGTCGCCGTGCGCTTCGATCGCTTGCCATACCGCGATACGCGCTTCTTGTGCGGCGTCGTCGCGCAGGCCGGGCCGGACCCGCTCGGCCGCCATAAGGCGGATAAGCGGGTCCATGCGGGCCAGATGCTCGTTAACGAGCGTCACCGCTTCGTGCCGGGGCGAGCCGGAAGGCCGTAGACGGTCTCGCGGAAGCTAGCGGCGTTCAAGGCGTCGACCTCGTCGCGCTCCTCGAAGGTCAGGAACTCGTAAGCGTCGCCCTCGGGCGCGTCAGCGTCGTATCCGAACTCGTTCATTTGGGGCTCCTTCGTTTGGTTAGTTGCTCAGTAATGGGCCAGCGGTGCACGCGCTGTACACCGCTAGCCCGTACGACTTCTTACGCACCGAGCGCAGTACGCATCTTGCCGAGTGCGCGCTGCCGCGTGCGCTGCGTCTGTACGCGACCCATGCCGAGGCGGTTGCCTACCTCTTCGTCGTGCAAGGGCTCGGGGTCGGTGAAGCCGTAGCCCATGCGGCACACGTCGCGCTCCACTGGCGCTACGGCCTTAAAGGCGAGATCGCACATGATGCGGTCGTTAACGTCGGTGATCTCTTGCTCGCTCGTGAGGTTGCCGAGCGTGTCGTAGAGCGCGTCGCCCTTCGCCTCTAGCGCCCGCTCAAGCGAGGTAACCGAGCTAAGCGAGGTAAGGACGGCGAGCAGGGTATCCGGGCGCATGTCGTATTGCGGGGCGATGCGCATTGCCTCGTCTACGTCGCCCTCGGCGTGGGAGAGGATGCCGAGCGCCCGCTTGAGCGTGCGAGACGGGATCGTAAAGCCGCCCGTCGTGTCGGCCGTCGTGTCGGCCATGCACTCGGCCAGCGTCTCGCGCATGGTCGAGCTGAGCCGGTCAGAGCTTGCCGGGTCGAAGCGCTTAATGGCGGTCATGAGTGCGATCACGGCGGCCTGCTGGGCGTCGTCGCGGTCGAGCACGCCCCGGAACTTGGCGACGGCCTTACGGAGCACGGGCACGTACGCGGCGAACAGACGGAGCGTGGCGGCCTCGTCGCCAACCTTCGCGGCGGCAATGAGCGCAGTCTCTTCGGCGGCGTCGGTGACGGGTGCGGGGTCGGCGGTCCAAATCGTTGCAAAAGCAGACATGCGAGCCCTCCAGGGCATGAAAAGAAACGCCCATGACCAGGCGTTTCGAACGGGTGTTCTGTGCGTTTGTCAGCTAGGCGACCGTAGCTCGCGTAAAACTTCTTACGCAAGTCTCTGACCAGGGAATGTGAAAGACAACACAGCCCCGACCTGCGAAAAGGCCGGGGCTGTGCTTGTGTGTCCGTTATTCAGTTAGGCGTGCGAGGCGCTTAGTGCTGCCAGTGGTCGTTATCCGGGTTGTGCGAGTGCCCGAAGTCAGAGTGACATGCGTCGTAGACGGGCGTGCCTGCGTCGTCGTCGCCGGGCGCTACTGCCGGGTCGGTAAGCGGGTCGGGGGTCGGCGCGTCGCCCTCGGGGGGTGCCGGGGCGTCCGTGTCGGTACCAGGGTCGGGTGTCGCCGGGTCGACCTCGGGCGCAGGGGCCACGGTCGGCGGTGCCGGGTCGACCTCGGGGGCAGTGTCTACCGGAGCCGGGTCGGTCGTCGGCGGTGCCGGGTCGACCTCGGGTGCCGGGTCAGTTGCCGGGGGTGCCGGGTCGGTTGCGGGCGGCGCGGGGTCCGACACAACGGGCGGCGCGTCGGTCGTGGGCGGCGGTACGAGGATCGGAATAAGGATCGGGGGCACGGGGTCGGTAGGCAGGATTAGCCCGCCGTCGGCCGATGTAGGGGCCTTGCCGGTGAGGATCGCTTGCACCGCGTTCTGCACCGACGGCGGCAGCGTGATCGCAGAGGCCAGCATCGGCCCACTCGACGGCCGGGCGGGCTCGGGGAGCAGCCCCATAGCGACGGCGGATGCCGTCACGTCGGCCGGGACCATGCCGCCCCCGTGAAGCTCGGTCGCCCACAACTTGACGCGCGCAGGGTCGGTCCCGTAAATCGCCCAGCGCGAGCCCTGCGTGAGGTTAGGTAAGCGGTCGCTCTGGTCATCCCGGTACGGCGCGAACCAGAACGCCAGCGCGCGAGCGTTCGCAAACACCCGGAGCACGTTCTGCTCGGGCAAGCCCGTGTCGGGGTTTACGTACGAAAACACAAACGCCAGCGAGTCGGGGCCGACGTACGCCTGTGCGGACAGGTGTAGCCCCTCCTGCGTGACACACGAGGCGGTGAGCGTTAGCGACGGGTCACACAACCACGCCGAGCCGGTCTTGACCTGCTTAAACACTGCGTCATCCCAGGCGTGCGAAGCGCTCGCGGGCTGCGGCGAGCCCCCGAAGCCCCCGAAGGCAGTCACGCCGACGGCGGCGACGGTTGACACTACGGCCGCCTTACCAACGAACACGCCTACCTTGCGCGTACGGGTCTGCGGGTCGATGCGCCGGGCACGTCCGACGTAGCGGCGGGGGCGGTCGGCGTAGCCCTGGGCGTCGTCGTCGTCGTCCAGCTCGGCGAACACGTCGCCAGTTAGGGCCGCCACGGTCACGGCGGGTATGCCGTGCGCGTCGGCCTCGTCCAGGTCCCAGCCGACGACGTAGCCGGGCAGCGTTGCTACCCACTCGCACGTAAGCAACAGGGTTAAGTCGGCCATTGTCTGCGAGAGCAGGTCAACCGAACTTGTGTATCGACGGGCGGGCGCAGCCTCCACGACCTCGAAGCACGCGAGTGAAAGAGCGTCCCTGGCAAGCCAGCGCTCGGCGTCGTCGTCGGGCCGCGACTCGCCCGCCAGGAACACTCGTACCATTTGTCTTACTCGCTCTCGCCGTGCCACTCGTTCAGGGAAACTTCCAGCCCGCGCCGTACACCGCGAACTGCGATAACTGCGCTGCGTAGCAGGTTGCGTGACCTTAACAACTGCTGTGAGAGATGCAAGCGCCGATCGTCGAGCACCGTGTCTAATACCGGATTCGACCTGCGGTTCTTCTCGCGCTCGGCGGTGTCTTCGCGTGGGCGGGCGACCGGAGCCGGCAAAAGGTGCACATCAATAACCGCAGGTAGCACGGCCTCTAAGGCGTCTACCTCCGCGCGGAATAGTTCGAGCAGGTGCGCCATGCGTGGCGCTTCGGGATCGTCGGCGATGTTGACTACCTGTGACATATCTCTAACATCCCTCACAGTTGCGCCCCGTAGCCATGGCCCCAGCTAGGGCCGTAAACCTCCGGGTCTGACTCGATACGCACGCCGTAAAACGTGCTTTCCATTACGCGGCCTATCTCGCGTATGACCTCCTCGGCATGTTCCGTCGGGGCTTGCCCGATTAGCTCGTCATGTACGGGCAAGAGCAGGTGGTCACCTAGCCCCGCGTCGAAAATGTCCACGATGGCTTGTGCGAGCAGGTCGCGCGCCGTCGACTGGACTACGTAGTTAGTCGCGGCGTAGAGCCGATCGCGGTCTAGCGGCAAGTGTCGACCGGACGGCGTAACGACCTCTTTGCGGCCGTACTCGGCGCGGTTGACGAGCTTGCGCCCGAAGCGCTTAATGCCTGGGAACGTCGCGTCGTACGCGGCGATAGCGCCTCGCACGGCTTCGATGTCTGCGCCGGTCTGGCGCGAGATCGTCGCAGCGCCGCCCCCATAGACCTTGCCGAAGCCGACGGCCTTAGCAATTTTTCGGTGCGCCTTCGTGAAGTCCTTGCCCCAGACGGCCTCGGCGGTGAACGAGTGCAGGTCGAGCCCGTCGGCTATGGCGGCCTTCATGGTCTCTTCGCTAGCGAGCCCCGCGAGCACGCGCATCTCTACGGCCTGGTAGTCGGCGGCGATGATGGACTGTCCACGGTCGGCGATGAACGCTCGGCGAATCGACCAGTTACCCGACGGTAACTGCTGGAGCGGCGGCCGAGATATCGACATGCGAGCCGTGCGGGCCTGGAGCCCGCCAATACTCGCGTGTAAACGGTCTTCCGCATCCTTGAGCGTTAGGAACGCCTCGGCGTAGGACTTCGCCCACTTGCCCGCCCGCTTGCTTCGCAGCACCGCGTCGGCGAGCGGGTTAGCGTCGCGGGCTTCGATGCGCTCCCACTCGCGGTCTAGGTCGGCCAGAGGCATAAGCACCTCTTTGTCGACCTTGACTAGCCCCGACTCGGTGCGCTCGGTCAGCGTCTCGCCCATGGCGGCCAGCGCCTCGGCTACCTGCTTCGTCGAGTTGACGTTAGCGACGCCATAGCGCGCGGCCACCTTGCAGAACTCTTCGGCCTCCACGAGCAGCTCGCCCCGGAGCTTCTCGACGTAGGGCACGTCGAGCCGGAAGCCCTTGCGCTGGAGCATTGCGAGCAGCACGGCTAGGTGATGCTCGAACTTAGAGAGATTGTCTAGCCCGATATCGCGCACCATCGGGGCAATCTCACGAAGCAGCCGCACGGCCAGGATCGGGTCTAGCCCCGCGTAACGCACGTAAAGCTCGTTATCAATCGGGATGCCAGCCCAGCCGGTGTCTTTCGTGAAGCCGTGGCGGTGAAACTCGGCCGTTAGCCCGTCCTGCGTGTCCGGGGCGGCCGGGTCGACGTAGACAGCCGACAGCGGCTTGAGCTTGAGCCCGACGCCGCCTTCCTTCGGGTCGCGCGGGTCTAGGAGGTGCGCCAGAATGCGCGTGTCAAACATGCGCGGGCCTAGCTCCTCCAGCGGCACGCCCAGGTGCAGGTCTACCTCCTGGAGATCAAACGAGGCGTTATGGGCCACGTACATACGTGGCTGGAGCAGCGCTCGCCGGATCGCCTCGCGGAAGAGGTCGACACGCAGCACCCACGCCTCGCGGTCGTTGCCGAACTGAGCGAGCCGCACGGCGTGGCCGGGCGTGTAGATGTCGAGCCCAGTTGTCTCGGTGTCGAAACCTAAGACCTTGTCGCCCTGGGCTAGGAACATCTCGAAGCCGTAGAGGTCTTCGTGCCGCTCCGGGTAGTAGATGGTGCACTCCACGCCCGCGAGCGGTTGCGTGTACGTAATCAACGGCAGAGCCTCTCTACGCGAAAGCCCCCGGAAGCGCCGCGCGTGGCGGGCCTCCGGGGGTCGTTTAAACGGGGTGGTTAGAGCTGCTGGCGGAAGAACTCCAGCACGGCCACGGCGAGATCCTCGTACGTCGCGGGCTCGCCATCGTTCGGCGTGTCGGCATCGGCCAGCACGTCGGCCAAGCGGGCGATCATGTCGGCCGTCGGGCTCTCGTCGGGGGCGTCCGTGCCCGAGCTGGAGCAGCACCCGCGCGAGCCGGTCGGGACGCTCGCGGGCGTGCGGATTACCTCGCCCGAAGCGGTGCGGATCTCGTCCACCCCGCCCATGAAGTCGGCGTGCTCCCACATGCCGGGGAGAGCGTCTCGCGACGCCTTGGCCCGGTCGATGGATGCCCTTAGCGCGGCCATCAGGTCGGGCGCGGCTGGCCGCTTCGGTACCTCCGGCAACGGGTCGCCGCAGAGGCCGAGCAACGGGCAGCCCCCGCAAGAGTCGGTGCAGTCGTTCATTTGGGGGCTCCTCAGAGGTCGTAGATAGACGGGCCGGTAATCGGGGTCGTACGTGAGGAATGGGCCAGCGGGTTATCCGCTGTACGGTCTTCGTCGCTCGAATCTGGCGCGGTGATATCCGGGGCGTGGTCGGTCGCACGTGCGCGCCGAATGCCTCGCATCTCCATGCCGGTGTTCGCCCGCTTCTGGTACGCGCCGCGCTCCTCCAGGGCTGCGAGCAACGTCTTGCGGGTCCAGCGCGAACGCTCGGGCATCGCTTCGTCGTCGCACCACTGGCGATATGCGTCCCATACGAGCTTCGTTGCCACGGAGCCCTTTTCGTCGTGAACGAAGACGCCGGGCAGGAAGCCCGACAGCGCGTCGGAGGTCTGCCGGTACTCCTTCGTGCCGTCGACGATCGCGGGCGGGTCCTGCAAGCCGTCGCGGTACCACTCGATAGCGCCACGGACGGCCCACGCGAGGATGCCCTGCGCCTCGGCGAGCAGCTTTGCGCCTAGCTTGTGATCGCGCTCATGCGGCTTAAACGTCCGCTCGAACGGGATCAGCTTTACGCGACGCCAGAGCCCCTCGTCTTGGCCTTTGAAGTTCGGCTTGTAGTTCGTGGCGAGCATGAGTAGGAACGTCGGCCGGAACTCGAAGAACTCCTTACGCATGAAGCGCGCCGAGATCAGGTCACGGCCGGTCACGCGCTTAAGCACGGCCTCGGCCATCGGGCGGCCTTGCTCGCCCTCGGCAGCCATGACCAGACGCGCGCCCTTGAGCGCGGCGAGGTCGTTAGGGATGCCGCCCCCGCCCTTCGAGTCTTCGAAGGTGCTAAACGGCGTCGTAACCGTGTGCTCGCGGAAGACCTCCGTAAGCGTGTCGGTTAGCACGCTCTTGCCGTTCGCACCCGTGCCCCACATGACCGCGAAGCACTGCTCGGCGGTCTCGCCGGTCACGCCGTAGCCGACGATGCGGGCCATGTACTGAGGCATTCCCACGTGGCGCTCGTGCGGGAAGACCTCGCGCAGGAATTGTTCCCAGCGGTTGCACTTCGCCTCGGGGTCGTAGTCCAGCTCGACGCGGCGGGTAAGCAGGTACGCCGGGTCGTGCGGAAGCAGCGCGCCCGAGCGCATGTCGACCACACCGTTTAAACACGCGAGTAGGTGTGGCTGCTTGTCGAAGTCGTTAACGTCGGCGGCCACACCCTTAAGCGCCTGCGCCTCGCGCACCATTGCGTCGATACCGCGCGACGAGTTTGCGTGCCTGGCGAACGTGCGAAGCAGCCCGACACGCTTGCGAAGCTCCTTGGCGCTGTCGTCCGGGTCGCCCGCCTCGTCGATGGCCTTAAGCGCCTCAGTAAGCGAGTCGACCTCGGACCAGATAGACCGGGCGACCTCCTGGGCCTCGGTGCGTACGGCGTCAAGCTTGTCGACACGCCAGACGCCCTCGTGGAGCAGCAAAAAGCCGACCTCGGGCGAGAAGCGCATACCCGAGCCGTTGGCCTCCAGGTGCGCCTTAAGGCGGTGCGCGGCGGCAATGTCGGTCACGTCGTTCTCGGTCCAGACTTCGAGCCGAGTGCGCAGCCCTCCGGGGTCCTGCGCGGCGTTGACTGCGCGCACGAAGTCGCTAGCGAACGTCGCCGGGTTGCCCTCGCGCCACGAGGTCACGTCGTCGCCGTCGGACGGCGGCCGAACCTTACGCACGGACACGCCGAGCGCGGCCAGCTTCGCGGCGAGCGTCTTTGCGAAGCCGTCGCCCGCGTTGTCGGCGTCGCCCACGATCACGACCGGGCGGCCGTCGGCAATGGCTGCGATCTCTTCGGCGTAGCTCTCGGCGAGCAGGCCAGCGCCCCGCACGGCGATAACGTCGTAACCCACGGCGCACGCGGTAAGGCCGTCGCCTGGGCCTTCGGTGACGATGACCTCTGCCCAGCCAGCCGCGCCAGGGAAGTAGGCCAGCTTCGACCACGACGCGCCCTCGGGCGACTTCGCGCCCAGCCAGCGAACCTTCGCGTTAGGGTCCAGCGCGCGGGCCTGGTAGCCCCTCGGGACGCCGTCGCGGTCACGGAAAGGAACGACGAGACGCGGGCCGCCCGGCAGGCCGGACACTAGGCGGCGGTCTTCGTAGACGGCCGGGCCTGCGTAGCCCAGGCCGAGGCGCTGGGCGTCGGCGTAGTCAATGCCGAAGCGCTCTAGCGCATACTCCAGCGTCGGGATAGCGGCCGAGTGTTGAATGCCAGCGGCGTAGCCGTCCAGCTCGACGGCCAGCGCGGCGACGGCGGCCGGGTCAGCGGGCACGTTGCGCGACGTAGCGCGGGCCTTGACGGTGCCGGGCGTGATCGCGGCGAACTCAGGCCACGTCATGCCCAGCGCCTTAACCACGTCGGGAGTCGTGCAGCCGGTGCGGCACTTGAGCAAAAGCGCGCCGGTCTCGCCGACGGCCACGCGCAGCGAGGGGTGCGAGTCGGCGTGCGACGGGCAGGGCACTAGCCAGCCGTCGGCCTCGTCGACTACCTCGGCGAAGCGCGCGAGAAATTGTTCTAGGGTCACGGGTGCGGCCTCTTTCCGTTGGGATGTGTGCGTAAGGAATGGGCCAGAGAGCGGCGCGGTGTACGCGAAAAGCGCCCAGACCTCGCGAGAGAGATCCGGGCGCTTCTGCGGTGCGGTTACGGCCTCGGGAACGGCCGGGCGAGATCGGCTGCGGCCTCGTCGGCGAGCCACTCGGCGGGCTCGCAGGCGGGCTGGTCGGCCGCGAGATTCTCGGCACGCGCCAGCCGAAGCACGAGCCGCGCCCACGTCTCTATCGACATGACGGCGTAGCCCTGGCCTACCGACTTACGCGGGCGCTTGATTAGCGCCACGGCGTAGTCCTGGCCTGCGTGCGCCTTCTGCTTCTCCGCGCCTGCGAGGCCGACGTTTAGCGCCGTCACGATGTCGCCGTAGTTCTTGTTCTGCACGGCAAACGGCGGGATGCCGCCGAGGTCGCCCACGTCGTGCGGGCCTTCCTGGTGCGGGCGGTGCGGTCTGAGCCCGAAGCGCCCGCCGAAGAACTCGGCGAGCGTGTCGCGGCTGTCGGACTCCCACTTAGTGCCCTTGGCCTTATTCGGGTTGCTCATACGCGGCCGTCCAGGAAGTGCACGCGGTCGGCCGGGTCAAGGTGGGACTTGACGAGCGAGCGGCGGAGCACGAGCAGGTGCTTGTGCGCTCGCGGGTCCTGCATGGCGTACGGCTGCACGTAGACGCGCTCTACGCGTATGCCGTCGCGTGACCCTGACGCGGGCGTGACCACGTGCGTAATGCCGAGGTCGGGGTTTTCGCGTTTGATGCGTTCGCCCTGCGCATGATTGGCGGCTAGCAGGAATACGGCGTTAGTCACTCTGCGCCCCCAGTCTTGCGGGCGATGCGCAGTGCGCGCCGTGCGCGGCGTCGGGCGTCGTGTTCGATCACGCGGCGTTCTGCACGGTTCAGCGCCGGGCCACGGTCACGGATGGCGGCAGCACGGGCGAGCCGCATTAGCTGGTCGTCGATGTCGTAGCGGTCGTCGTTCACAAGCGCTCCTACGGAAAAGCCCAGGGGCGAAGGGGTTAACCTCCGCACCCTGGGCTAGTTGGGTAAGGCTTCTTACGGGTTCAGCGGTTTAGAACGGGGGCTCGTCCAGCTCGACGGGGGCCGCCTTGATGATCTCAAGGCTTGGCTTCGTGTAGCTCACGGCCTGCCCTGCCTTCGTGGTGAACGAGACGGGCTCAAGGCCGAGCCAGGCATACGCCGGGCCGTCGATCGCGGCGAGCTTCGCCTCCGGGGCGATGATGTCCTTAACGAAGGACCACGAGCCCGTCGTAAACTTGAACTTGCCCAGGTCGGGGGCGTCGGCGAGCTTGAAATAGATGGTGATGCTCGGCTCGCAGCCGGTGCCGTCCTTCGCGGCGGCCTTGCGCTCGGCGAACGTTGCCGGGCACTGGCAGGGCTTGCCCTCCGCGCCTTCTCCGCTCTGCTCCACGCCGTCGCAGCGCCGGATCGCCTTATTGTTGCGCCCCCAGAGGTTCATACCCTGGCGCAGCGCGTTCGGGCCTTCAAGCCAGACCTTGACCCTGGTAGCCGTGGTGAACACTTCGAGCGTGTCTTCGCCGGTAGCGTCCCACTCGACAGCCTCGCCGCCGAACATCTCGGCCACGGCGTCGGCTACGTCCGGGTCGCCGGACGTGACACGCCACTCGGACAGCGACGCGGGGCGCTTGTTAATCATGTGCCCAGAGCGGAAGCGGCCGACGAGGTCTTCACTAAAACGCGGCTTCGGGGCGGCCTCGGGGTCGGTGTCAAAAATGCGCAAGCCCACGTGCGGGGCTCCTTTCAGGTTTGGGTGATCGGTTCGAAGTAGTAATGGGCCAGCGGGTGCCCAGGTGTTCAGCGATCTAGCGGCAAACCTGGCGGGCGCGAGAGCACGACCGGCGTCTTAGTCGTCTTCGCGGCGTGACCTAGCACGGTCGCAATGTGCGCCGAGCGGCGAGCGCCCATGTGCGGCAAGATTGCGCGCATGACGGCCTCGGCCTTTTCGCCGGTCGCCTCGGCGTGAAACATCGCCTTGTGCGGGGCCTGTTTAAACGCCATGCGCACCGATACGCCCATGAGCGTCGCTGCGCGGCCGACCACGTCACGATCGACCATGCCGACCCGCACGCGGGGGTAGCGCCCCCGGTGCAGGTCGAAACACGCTTCACCCTCGGCCAGCCCAGCCAGCCAGATAACGTCGTCGCGGGATGCCTGCTCGATCATTTGGCGGCCACCGCCTTACGCGGCGCTGCGGTGCGCTTCGTCGGCTTCGCGCCAGCGTTGAGCGGGTTGCCCAGCATCGACGACTTAAGCTCGCGCTCGTAGCGGAAGACCTCGCGCAGGTGCAAGAAGACCTTAAAGACGGACTCGTCGAAGCGGCACGGCACGAGCTTCCAGCCCTCGGGGCGAACGTGGAGCACGCCCGAGCCGTCGGCCTGCGGTAGCGGTGTCCGGGTGCCGTCGGCGGAAACGATGTAGTCGGCGTGACCGTACGCGGCGAGCTGCACCGCGACCTCTTCGTGCACGCCCGAGCGGGTCGTCTTCCAGTCGAGCCAGACCAGCTCGCCCCGGATTTTCGCCAGCGCGTCGAAGCTGCCCGCGTAGTCGTGGGCCTCGCTCCAGACGGTCTCTTCCAGATGCACGAACTCGGGTTGGAACTCATCCAAGAACTCTTCGAAGTGCGCCACGTACGGCTTAAAGTCCGGGTGCACGCGGGAGATCGTCTCGCCCGAGGCCATGCGCTCGAAGATGTCGTGGACTTCGGTGCCGACGTTGGCGGCGTTGTTCACGTCGCGGTCGGGGGCACGCTTGAGCATGTCTACGGCGGCCTCGCGGTTGCCCTTAATCATCAGGTCGACGACCGAGCCGACGTTGTCTACGGCGAACTCGGATACGGCCTTGGCTGCCCAGTACTTGAGGAAGCCCTTAGGGAGCATGTTCAGGATCGACGTAACGCCGGGGGCCTTCTCGCCGGTCTCGGGGTTGACGTAGAAGCGGGCGTCGCCGCGCTTAATGGTGTTGACCTTAGGTGTTGTCACCGCTGGCCTCTCTGTCGTGTTTCAGGGACAGAGCAGTAATGGGCCAGACGGGGGGCGGGTGTACGCCCGTGGGCTGGGAGCTTTCAGGCGGCGGGGTCAGTGCAGAAAAGACGAAAAAAACTGCACTTCTGCTTCCTTGTCTAAGAGAAGAAGAAGAACTCTCCTAAGCAAGTAATACAGAAGTGCAGTTTTTTTAAGGTTTTCTGCACTGACTCGGCGGTCTTACCCCGCGTGCCTGCCCCGCGTCAGGGTACGTACCCGCGTCATGATCTGCTCTAGCGTCGCCTGGGCGAGCGCGCGCTCCTCGTCGTCAAGGTGCGAGATAGCGGCAGGCTTGACCCGCTCTAGGTGGATGAGTGCCAGCGCCAAGAGCCGAAGCGGCGACGTTTCAGCCGGGGCGGTCTCTTCACGCACGAGCCGAAGCTGCGCCGAGCGGGCGTTACGCGACACGCGGGCCTTCTCCTGCGATGAGTGCTCGACGAGCCCTAGTGCTTCTACCTCGCCGTCGGTCAGCCGCTCGCGCACGAGCGACGACACGTGGTAGCGCACGGCGGCCTGCACGTTGCTTTTCTCCTCGGCCGTCATCCCTGCCTTTGCGTACATGTCGCGCATGTGCTCGCGGTAGGCGTGTGTGCGGCCTGCCCAGTCGGGGTTACCTGCCTCGTCTAGGATCGCCTCGCGCATGTCCACGGAGAGCGCAGCAATGCGCCGTAGCAACTGCGTACGTTGCTCGCGGTCGTCGCCCACGTTGCGCAGGGCGCGCAGTGTGCGCACGAAGGTACGGTCTACCTCCTCGGTCGGGCTGGGCATTTCCTGCTCCTCGACAGTCATAGCGGCCAGCGTAGGCGCGAAAGACGCCTTACGAAAGATCTTATTAGTGCCTATGTTCCCAGGTCGTTTAAACAGCAAAAGCCCCCGCGTCGGGCGCAACCTTATTGGCTGCTCTCACGCGGGGGCTACTGGGCGGTACGTCCGTTGTGCGCTAGCTCACTACGGAGTGGTAATAGTCGGCGAGGTCGTGGAGCTGCTCCACCGTGCTGTCATTCGTCACCGACCACGCAAAGCGGCCGTCTAGCGCGGTCTCGCTTATGTGATTGTCGGTCGAGACGAGGCCGGGCCGCCGAATCCGCACGAGGTTGCCCATTGCCTCTACCCAGTCGGCCTCGTTCGGAAAGCGCACGTCTGTAATCACGACCGGGCCGAGGGTCGCGCGCGCGCGGTCGGCAACCACGCGGAGCCAGAATCCGGGGTCTAGCTCGCGGATGCCCACGCCGAAGCGCTGGAGCGTGCGCCGGACCTCGGGCAGCTCCTTAGCGTGCTCCCAGCCTCCATCACGCGCGAGGATGTGCGAGAGCCGGATCTCGTGAAAGCCAACGACGATCGGATCTAGCGCGAGCGCCGCCTCCTTAAGGGCGTCAGCGAACGCGAGGCGGGTATAGCCGTGAGCCTCCACGAGCCGGGCGGCGAAGGTGTCTTTACCGGAGCGCTTGCGGCCGGTGAGGCCGATAAGTGGGTATGCCATGCGAAGTAATGGGCCAGCGCCCGTAATGCTGTACGCCCGCCCGTTGCCCGCCCGAGTCGGGGCGGTCGCCTTGGCGGGGCCGCCCGAGGCATGGCGGTTAGGGCACCCTGCCCGCCCGGATTTTTGCCGGCTCGTGGCCTTAGGGTCGCCTAACTTAGGTCAACCTGCCCGCCCGTAGATACGCCGAAACGCCCCGCTCCTCGGGCGGGCCGAAGGCGGGGCGCATGGCGTCAACCTAGGTAGACGCCCGGTGATCTAGCAGGGGTGAGGCGGGGCGGGCCGCCTCAGATATTGGCGTCCTTCGTGGCGGCCTCGAAGGCAGCCCAGGCGGCGTCGGCCGGGTCCTGGGCGGGCGTGGCGGTCACGGCCGGGATGATGGCGGTTGCGTCCACGGCCACCGGGGCGTCCGGGGCGACAGACGCGGCGGGCACAAGCACCAGGGCGGGCGAGGTCGCCCGAGTCAGGGCGGCCGGTACGGGCATTAGCGGCGTGCCGTCGGCGGCCTTCGGGTCCTTGACGGGCGTTACGTGGCGGGCCGCCCAGACGGCCAGCACGAGCGGGCCGCCCACGGTCACGAGGTCGACGACTGCGCCGGACTCGGCGTCAGGGATTACGACGCCGTAGTGCTTGAGCGCCGCGACGGCGACACCGACGACTGCGACGACGGCCGCGCGGTTGAGGATCGGTTGGCGATTCAATGTGGGCACTCCTTAGTGAATCTGGGCTACGACCGTGGCGACCGTGCCGACGATGGCGGCAAGGCTTACGGCGGTCGTTAGGGCCTGCTTAGGTGTGACGCCGACCGGGCGCTCCTGGAGCGCGCGCAGCCGGGTCTCGTGGTCTTCGTGGCCTTCGCGCAGGAACTCCAGCACCGTTGTGACGCGCTCCAGGATTACGCGCGTCTCGGTGCTGGGCTCGTCGCTCACGTCGCCAGCTTTTCGGCGAGCTTCTCCACGACCTTCTCGGCCAGGGCGTCAAGGTCGACGGCGTCGGCCGGGTTAAGCCCGTCCAGCTCGGCCTTGACGGCTTGGAAGCCGAGCGCGTTCTGATTACGCGACTGGAGGCCGTAGTAGCTGATAGACGCGAGCAGCGAGTGCAACAGAGTGCTAGGGCCGCTGTACTTAACGTCGGGTTGGTCGACGAGCGTAATCGGGGCGTTGAGGATCGCGTCACGAATTGCGGTGTAGTCGTCCGGGTCGAGCTTCGCCATGAGTGTTTTTCCCTTCGGGTAAGCCAGTTCGGTTAGGTCGGCGAGCGAGCCTCGAAAGGCGTTCGCGTCGCATGTGGATTGGCCTGCGATCTTGGTTTTAGAGCCGTATTGCAGGACGGCGGGAACTTGGCCCGAGTAGGCATCCCAGCGCGAGGAGTCGTCGCCGGGGTAAGCACCCTTGAACGTCGTTACCGGGTTGCTTCCGTAGTTGCTCGCCCAGAGCGGGACGCCCGCGCCCTTGAGCATGTCTCCGTACACCCACTTAGGGCCGTAGATGAACGGGGTATGCGTCGGGACGTTGGCGAGAAGACGGTGCGCAAACGCCTCTACCTCGGTCGCCGTCGGCGTGCCGTCGGCCCAGCGCTCGGCGTCGATCTGGAGCAGGAAGGGGCCATCGCGCCAGCCGGGGGCCTGCGCGTCGAGAAGGTCTAGGAAGCGGTCGGCCTGCGGGTTCTGCTTGCCGTTGTGGTTGACGTAGTACGCGCCGATTAGCGGGATACCTGCGGCCTTGGCGCGCTTGTAGAACGTCGCAAACTTGGCGTCTGTGTACGAGGTGCCCTCGCCGATCTTGTGCGTCATGAACGAGATACCGGCCGCCTTTGCGGCGACCAGATCCATAGGGCCTCGGTCCCAGTCGTAATGACTGGCATCCCAGCCGTAGAGCGGCATCTATGGGCCTCCTTAGGGCATGAAAAAAGCGCCCGGAATGGGGCGCATGTGTGGTCCTGTGCGGTGCGTTTAAACGCTTGCGCCGGTGATCTTTCCGCCCGCGCTAAGCGCCTTGCCCTCGTCGGTGACCTTGATCCACGGGGCGCTCGCGCTGGTCTGCCCTGTCAACTGACCACTAACGACCGTTGCGGGCTGCGTGAAGACAAGCGCCAGTGGCGCGTTAACAACGGCGGCCGTGTCGTTAACGACATAGCCGATGCGGCTTACGGGCTCGTCGGTGTTTGCACTCGTGCCGATTACCGGGCGGGCACCCTCTACTAGCACGGTGCCGGACGCATTGGTCTTGCGAAGTTGCAAGGCAGGTCGGACAAGTGACGCCGCGCGGTACACGCCCAGGTGCTCGACGCGGTAGGCGCGGCCAGGCTGCCACGCGATAGACGCCGTGGTGTAAAGGACAGTTGGCGTAGTGCTGGCTGGGAAGCTAACCACGCTCGCAATCTGCTCGAACAGCACAACGCCAC